GCCGTATTCAGGAAGCCGATCAGCATCCAAACATTGATGGCATTATTTTAAACATCGACAGCCCGGGCGGAACCGTTGACGGAACTCAGGCGCTTGCCGATGCAATCAAAGCCACTCAAAAACCCATTGTTGCTTTTATTGATGGCATGGCAGCTTCAGCTGCTTATTTCGTTGCCAGCTCAGCCGATCATATTATTGCCGAAAACGAAAGCATCAGCGCCGGAAGCATCGGCACAATGATAAGCATAATGGACACCCAGCCGTATTTTGAAAAGCTTGGTGTAAAGTTCCACGACATTTTCTCGACACTTTCTCCCGATAAGAATTCCGATTACATGCAAGCTCTTGAGGGGAAATATGAATCCATTCAAAAAAACTGGCTCGATCCATTCGCTAAACTATTTCGCGATTATGTAAAAGCCAATCGCCCGGCACTCGGAGAAAATACACTCACCGGTAAAATGTTTCTGGCTGCTGAGTCAGTCAAAGTAAATCTTATCGACGAAATAGGATCCATAGAACGCGCTGTTGAGAAAATTGATGAACTCTCAGGCCGCTCAGCTCAAAAAACTACACCTCAATCGAAACCAAAACAGAAAACAAAAATGAAAAATTACTCGCTTCTCGTTGCCTTGCTGGCAGTTGATGCGCTCGAAATGACCGACGACGGAGTCTTTCTGAACGAAGACCAGTTACAGGCCATAGAGCAGCGACTTTCTGCCGCCAATCAGGCCGAAACTGATTTTGCAACAGCAAATCAGTCTCACACCACCGAAATGGAAGATCTTCGCCAGCAACACAATACCCAGTTGCAGGGCGTGCAGGAACAATTAACCACCGCACAAAGTGACCTGACTGCCGCAAACAATCTGGTAACTGAACGTGACAACACCATCGCGCAACTGACCAAAGGTCCCGCAGGGACTCCGGCAGCTGCAACCACCGCAGGAGACACACACAACGCTTCAGAAGATCAGCTTTCTGATACCGTTGCTGAACTCCCAACCAACGACGCAATTGCAACACTCCGCGAAGCCGGATTTAATTACTAGTATTAACCCCAAACTCTCAAAAAAATGCCTCCAATTATCAACACCGACAGTCTGAACAGAACTTCTGAGCAGTACAATCCGGTTTTGCAGGTGCTGCCCTTTATGATGCTTGAGCCAGCAATGGCCGCGCTCGCCATTAACTTCCTCGAAGTTATGGATAAGGACACAAAGGTTACTTTCCTTCGCAAGGGGAATGTTTCAAAACCTTATGTAGCCGGAGTTATCGACTACAGCGACCTTGGCAAAGCCATCGAACGCACGCTTGAAGTGAAACCAGCCTACGCAGCTCTGAAAGATCATGTCATGAACTACAAGAGCAAGCTGATTGCATCAAATGCAATTACAGCTGAAAAAATCGACAACAAAACCAAAAAGCATCCGCTTGAATTCATGATCATTGAAGAAAAGATCAAAACTGTTGCAGAAGATATTATCTCTGCGCTTTTCTTCAGCGAAAGAGACGAAGCCGACAAATCGCCTTTGGGTATGTTTGATGGTTTCAACAAACACATCACCGATGCAGTTACCGCTGGTGACATTGCAGTTGCCAAAGGCAATCGCTTCCTCACCGGATCAATTGTTGCTCCAACCGATGAAGACGACACCGAAGCTTACGACCAGGTTGTAGCATTTGTTCGCGCTGCAAACCCAATGCTCCGCAAAAACGGAATCCTGTATATTCCGCAAACAACCTTGTTCTATGCAATTGATGCCCTCGGGAACAAAATGAAGAGCAAAGATTTACTTGAGTTTGATGTTTTCCTTCGTCACCTTCAGGGTTCAACTGCAGCTCCTAACCTTCGCATGGTTTCTCACGAAGCTTTGGGTTCAGGAGATGACCTTAAACTTTCAATTCCGGGTAACCTCGATTTTGGAATGAACACCCGCGGCGATGAAAAATTCGTTCAGGTGCGCAATCCTTTCGAAGATCCTAACATTGTTCAGTTCTGGACACAGTGGGCTGCCGGCACACGTATTTCCCAACTGCATGCCAAAACCTTTATGGTTAATGATGGCATTGCTGTATCTGCTGACCTTAGCGGCGACTACGTAGCAAGCTAATCAACGGGGGGTTAATTCCCCCCTTTGTTCACTTTTAACAACAAACCAAGCAATGAAAACAAGCAATAAAATACTACGTATTCTCATGTCGGTCATCTCAATCGCGATGATCGTCTTCTCTGTTGTGCATATCGCCTCCGGCGTACCTTCTTGTTTTTCTGATCTCGGGGCTCCGGCTCTGGCCATGGCTTTTGCTTATGGTGATCTTCAGTTCGAAAACGAGCACAACAATATGGGAGGTCTTACCACTGTGATGTATATCGGGCTAAGCTACGATATTGCTACATGGCCGTCTTTACCCTCCAGCCCGACATCTTATGCAGATAAAGTCACCCTTGAAGGCTCCTTTGCGATGGAGAGTACTAAGAAATTCATTTCAGTATATGCCACTCCGGAAACTGCAAAAATGGAACCCGAAAATCAGGGAGAAGTTGACGGACAGAGCTTCAGGCAAAAAGGTGAGTTTCTGTATCCTGGTACACTCGAAGATGCTATCGGCTTCGCCGCAGCAATCAATAATGCACGTGGTTGCATCATTGGTGTTGATCCAAATACCGGCAAACGGTATGTGGTTGGCTCGAAAGACAGACCGGTTTATTTCAAACCTTCCGTTACAACCGGTGGTGCAGCTGCCGACAGACGTGGTGTGAAAATTGAATTCTGGAGCGATTCTTTTGTTCCTTTCGCATTCTACAATGGCGCAATACCACTGAGCGAAGGTGACATTCCTGCATTGAGCTAAGCATGAGCAAGCTATTCAATCTCAACGGAATTAAGGCCCCGGGAAGGGTTAACCTGATGAAATTCGGAACTATCAACCTCGAAGATCTATCAGATGACGATGCAATTGAACTTTACAAGTCAGGTTGCCCTTTTCTGGTCCCGGTTCCTGAAGCTATTCCGATTCTTTATCCTGATCAGGCGCCGATCAAGGTTGAAGATATCGAAATAAAAGAAGAAAAAATCCCTCAGCCCAAAAAGCGGGGTAAGAAAAAGTAAAAGCTTAACTTTAAAATCAATCCCGCTGCGGCGGGATTTTTTTGTTATGGATAAAATAATCTTCAACATGGCAACCATACCCATCAGGGTAAATTCGTTGCGCGAAACAGTTCAAAGTGTAATAAACCAATGCGATGAGCTGAATATTTATCTGAACGACTGGAGCTATATTCCTGACTTTCTGATTAACGATAAAATAAAAGTATTCCGTTCGCAGGATCACTATGGAGACCTGGGAGATGTAGGTAAGTTTTTTGCATGCGAAAAATGGGATGGATACATATTTACCATCGACGATAAAATAATTTATCCGCCCGACTATACCGAGAAAATGATCAGGGCAATTGAAACCTATAAGCGAAAAGCATTTATAAGCATCCACGGCCGCATAGTAAAACCAAATTGCTCATCATATTATCATGATTATGAAAAAGCTTTCCGTTGCCTTGATTATCAGCGTGAGACTATTTCAGCTCATGTATTGGGTACCGGCGTAATGGCGTTTCATTCATCGCTTTTCAAAGTAAAACTTAGCCATTTTAAGTCAACAAATATGAGCGACATATGGATGAGCATCGCTCTTCAAAAAGCAAAAATCCCGGTTATTTTACTCAAACACAATGCCGGATGGATCAGGATGAGCCGGAAACAAGATAACCGGTTCAGTATATCGGCTTCATGCAGCCATAACGACAAAGTTCAGACTGATGCCGTAAATTCCATTAAATGGAAGATATTTTCGTGTCCTTCATTTTTGTAGCTGCAAAATATATTATTGCTCCACAAATCAAAACCATCACAAAATGAAACTAAAAACATGGCTTTCTGACCCAAAGAGGTCATATGCCGATGGTGTGGAGTTGCTCAAAGCGCTCAAACACAAAAAACTTGCTTTTTTTCAGGCGGAAAAAGACCCCAAACCCGAAAGTTACCACTTCAGGTTCCTCGTAAGCACTTTACAAAACGAAGCGCGTAAAAAGGGACAGCAGCCTTCCAGCAATGAGGAAGTTCCTTTGATAAAAGTTACATCAATCCCTTTAAAAGATACAAAGAAACCATCCAAAACCAAAGGGAAAGAAACTGATCCTCCTTCATCAGAAGACTCCGGGAAAGATTTCAGAATTGTTGATCTTGATCTGATCGACATCCGGGAGCTTCCCGAAGAACTTGCAGAAGATTTTAAAACCATTAAACTTATGACGCCTGAAATTGGCAAACTTCATGCTGCGCTCAAAGTTGCAAAAGATGACAAGACACGTAAAGAAATATCTGAAGATCTTGTTGCCGCCGAATCTCAAAGAGCTCATTTGTGGGAAGGCATTAATGAGTGGTATCAAACCAGACCTGCAAAAACCGAAGCAACCGACTCGGAAGAAGATAAAAAAAGAATTGCCGATGAGGCTGCAAAAAAAGCTATTCAGAAGGTGAAACGCATCGAGACCCTGAAAATAAACATTGCCAGAGCCATCAAAGAAATCAAATCGAAAAAACTTACGGCTGCGAAAGTAAAATCGAGGGAAGAAAAACTCATTGTCTGGCAGAAAGAACTCGAAGAACTCGAAAAACAGTAAAATGAGTAAAACGCTGTTCATTAAAAGCGCTGGTAACATTTCTGATGATTTCGGAACATTGCTGCCAGCGCATTTTTACCACTACCTGAATTTCGGGCAGTGGAGCCTTCATGAGCTGCTTGCATTCATTCTGGAATATACAGGTCCTGCTCATGTCAAGGTTACCAGCTATGGAATAAGTGAATCCGCGGTCAGATCATTTGTAAATATGATTGATTGCGGAAGCATCCTTTCTCTTGATCTGCTTTTCGATATCAGCACAAAGCGAAATAAGTTCGCGCTGCTTATGTTTGCCCACAACGTGGCTTCACGGGTTTTTGTAAATGCCAATCATGCAAAACTCATTTCAGTGCAAAATGAAAAGATTACCATAATTGTCAATGCATCCGCAAATCTTACAGTTAACCGCCGAAACGAAGCCGGGTGCATAATTACTGAACAAAACACCGCATTGCAATTCCATGATGCAATTGTTGAGCTTATCGAGTCATCAATCCTTTTAAATCCTGACAATGAACCTGACTGATGAGCAATTGACACTGATTGAAGATTACGCCTCCAATTTTATGACCTGGCGTGAAATTGCCGTACTTCTCGAAATTGATCAGGAAGAATTCAGGGATTTATTATCCGACTTAAAATCTCCGGCTTACTTGCGCTACAAAAAAGGAAAAACAAAAAGCGTTTATGAAATAAACAAATACCTGGTTAAGCTTGCGAAACTTGGCAGTCCTCAGGCTGGGATTCTTGTTAAAAATGATATAAACCGGCAGGAGGATGCCGAAGACGATCTCTGATGCAACCCGACGAATTAACAAAGTTTGATAAGCTGCAGAAAAGTCTGTTTGACGATTCAGTCTCTTTGTCTGAAAAGGAACTCGAAATACGCCAAAGGTACCAGAGCGTTTTTGTTATCTGGCTGGAGAATCCAATGTGGTCAGATAAAGAAATGGTCAGGTATATGCGCCAGAACATGGGTCAAGGCAGAACCCAGGCTTATGAAGATATCCAGAAAATAAAAGTAATGCTCGGCAACGTGAGAAATGCCACCAAAGAATGGCAACGTTACCGGGTTATTGAAATGTGCACAGAAGCTTACAATATCGCCAAAAAACGCGGAGATGTAAAGGCCATGGTTATGGCAGCTGATAAGCTGGGTAAATACACCAAGCTCGATAAAGATGATGCTGATATTCCACCATGGGACCAGATGATTCCTCCACAGCTGGAGCCAACCTCCGATGTTTCGGTTCTTGGCATTACCAGGAGCGAAGACTTCAGGAAAAAAGTTGCAAAAATGAAAAAGAAATATCTCGACGAAGGCTTAAGCGTGGAGGATGTAGATGTCATCGAATAAAAAAACATACTTCAACCGCGCTCAGCTTGAGGTAATGCAGGTGGCTGCAAAAAACAATTACGTCATAGGCTCAAGGGGTATCGGTAAATCAGAAGGCATTGATGCTCCCTGGTTGATACGCAATGTTTTTGCAATGCCGCGAAGCTCAGGCGCATTGCTCTCTCCTACTTATGGTAAATTACTTCGCAATACATTGCCGGCGATCTTTCACGCGCTCAATAGACTTGGCTACAGAAGAAACGTTCATTATTTCGTTGGGCGCTTTCCCGACAAGAAGTTAAACTTCAACACACCGTATATTGAACCGTTGAACTATGAATATGTAATTATTTGGTTTAACGGCTCTATACAGCACCTGATCAGCTTCGATCGTCCGATGTCGGCCAACTCAATGTCGCTGGATTATGTGGGAGCTTTCGAGGCTAAGTATCTTGACTTTGATAAGATAAAGAGTGAGGTACTTCCGGCAAATCGTGGAAACGTTAATTATTTCGGAGATTGCCCATGGCACCATGGTCAACTTTACACTACCGATATGCCAACCGGCAAGTCCGGATCATGGATTTTTGAGAAGGAAAAGGAAATGGATAAGGAGTTGATTGATGTAATCAAACTCATGCAGGCAGAAATATCCGTTCTTAAACAGAAACAAACCAATCCCACTCGTCTGGCAAGGCTCACCCGCGAGATCGCTAAACTTCGCAAACATGCAACCTTGTATGCAGAGTATAATGTTTTTGATAACATTGATGTGCTCGGGCTTCAGTTCGTCAGAGATATGGCCAGAGATCTGCCGCCGCTTATTTTTCAAACAGCCATCCTGAACAAGAGAATCAGAAAGATTGCAAATGGTTTCTATTCTGCATTGAATGAAAAGATGCATTATTATCCGTCTTACAACAACAGCTATCTGGAGAAACAGGATTATAATTTTGATCAACTGTCTAAAGAAACTTGTTTGAAGGATGGCGATATCGTTTCAGGGGTACCACTTTGCATCGCCAACGATTACAATGCTTCCATCAATAGTATGGTTACCGGGCAGCGTGTAGGCACTGAGGCAAGGACTTTAAGATCTCACTTCGTTAAAACTCCCCGTAAACTTAAAGATGTTGCCGAAGCCTGGTGCGATTATTATAGTGCGCATACCACCAGAGAAGTGATTTACTTCTTTGATTCAACTGCAATTTTCGACACTCCAACCGATTCAGAATCGTTTTCTGATACGGTTATCAACGTATTGATAAAACGTAAATGGAATGTTACCCCGGTTTATATCGGTAAGCCGGTGAAGCATACTATCAAACACCAGTGGTTTGACAGAGCTTTCAAGGGAGATCCTGATTTTTTGTTCCCAACATTCAACCAGGACAACAATGAATATCTTTCCGTGGCCATGGAGCAGACAGGTATTAAGGTAGGCCGCAATGGATTTGAGAAGGATAAAGATCCTGAGAAGAAAGCTGACACCGTGGAGCAACCTGATGAGCACAAAACCCACATCACCGATGCATGGGACACGATGTATATAGGCATGCAATTCCATTATCCTTTAGGTTCTTCAGGGACAACTACAACTCATTGGGGTTGATGTTGGGCGATCCGTCTGCTGAAGTGCGCAGCCGTCGGGCTTTCCGCTGTATCTTTTGCTGTCTTAAGCAGGTATGCAACTGGTCAAGCAAACCCATACGCTTCATTCCGTTCCGTGCTGCCGGCAAACTCTGCTCAGCTAAACCAAACACACTGCACTACACTGCGTTACATGCAGAGTGTTTCTCACTCGCTTAATCTCAACACTCTCCCGCTGCAGAGATTGCCGTCAGCACTTCACTTCATTCCACTTCTGTTTTCGCTTGCCCTGTTGCTTTTATTGACAGCAAAAGGATGCCGCTTCAATCCCT